AAGATTGACATTGCTAAGGCTACTAGTGGTGATGTGCCTCGTGTTATAGCTGCAATCGCTAGAATGGAATTTCGTGGTGTTCATACCGGCGAGTCTGCTCGTGTTCTTGAGTTTGTGAAACAGGCAATTGCAACATCCACTCATGTTGATGAGGACGAGGTTGCCGAGCCAACTAATGTGATCTCGATTCGTGACCGCTTGAAGGAGTCATGCACTCCGTATGTCGCTTGGGTCGATGAGCAGATTGATAACTTCATTGTTGGTAAGCCGTATGATAGTAATGTCTACGACTACTTGAATGGTCAAGGTTGTAAGGGTGCTCATGCTCGGATCATCCGTGAGGCGTTTCAATTTAACTTCGATGAGATGGCTCGCCTGAAAGATGGTGATCCGGCTGTCGTTGAGTGTTATGAGGCCTATGGTAAGAAGACTATCAAGGTTCTTGTTGCATTCTATGAGAAGTTAGAATCTGATCTTGCTCAACTTGAGCAGACGAAGAAGGCTGCTCGGGTTCGTAAGGTTAGGAAACCTAACGTCGAGAAGATGCTCTCTAAGGTTAAGTACTGTAAGGAGTCTTTTGAATTCAAGATTGGTTCAATCCATCCTCAGAAGGTTCTTGGTTGTGAGCAGCTTTGGGTCTTTAACACTAAGACTCGCCAACTTGGTCGCTATGTTGGTAGTAACATTCAGTTCAAGCGTTCATCGCTTATTAATATAGAACTTGACCAGTGTGTTAGCAAAAAGCTCCGTAAGCCTGAGGACTTCTTGAAGGTTGTAATGAGTGCATCTAAGCCTCAGCTCAACAAGCAGTTCGATACTATCAAGGCTGTTGCTAAGCCGATGAATGGTCGTCTGAATGAGTTCACTGTTCTCTTGAGAGTGTGGTAATGAAAACATTTTTCAAAATAATTTTGATCGCTGTCGCTATATATTCTGCTCCCCTTTTTATTGGTTTCTTCATAGGATTAGCATATGCCTACTAATACTTTCTCTATTTTTGTTCGTAACGCCGAGGGCGGTATCATTGAGTTCTTCGACCTCAGTAAGATGGAGGCATTGAACCTTGTTAAGGAAATGAAAGAAGATGGGTTTACGGAACTTGATATGGTTCCTACCTATAAGACTCCTTTGTTTACTGAATCGATCGTTGCTAAGGAAGAGGAAGAGGAAGATGGAATCCTCGAATAACGACAACGTCGTTAGCATGGCTGAGTTCCGTCGGAAGAAGATAGAACCTAAGCTCAAAAGAACTAAGCATATCGAAAGCTTTGTCGAGGGGTACAATGAGGCCGGTCCAGAAGCGACAGATGTCTTTAATAAGTCAATAATGTTACTCAAAGCATACGGCTTTGAGACGGATGATTTTGACCGAAGAGATGTTTTGCTGTTGAGGGAAGCAGTGTTTTCGATTATACTACGGTATAGGGAACATCACCATCCTCTGCATTCGTTTGTAGATGATTTTGATAAATACTTTAATAAACTTGAATATTTCCTGGATTCTGAATGGCATAATGCCGATGAAGATCCAGATGATGAAGGACCAGAAAGAGCATGATAATTGTTGACCTTAACCAGGTTATGATTTCTAACCTAATGATGCAACTTGGCAACCACACAGATGCCAAGATTGAAGAAGGCCTTGTCCGTCACATGGTCTTGAACGCGATACGTTCCTATAAACAGAAGTTTGGTGAGGAGTATGGCGAACTTGTAATTGCATGTGACGATAAGAACTATTGGCGTAGAAAGATCTATCCTTACTATAAGGCTAACCGAAAGAAGGCTAGAGAGGAATCGGATATCGATTGGAATAGTATCTTCGAATGCTTTAATAAGATTCGTGAAGAGCTGAAGGACTATTTTCCATATCGAGTTCTAAAGGTAGATACAGCTGAAGCAGATGACATTATCTCAACACTTGTCCATCACCATGGCGCATTGCTAATGACTGGTAGTGCTCCTAAGATTTTAATCCTTTCTGGTGATAAGGATTTCATTCAGCTTCAAAAGTTTGTAAACGTCACCCAGTATGACCCTGTCCGTAAGAAGTTCATCTCACATAAGAATCCTGATGTGTATTTGAAAGAGCACATTATGAAAGGTGACTCAGGTGATGGTGTTCCAAACTTCCTATCAGGCGATGATGTCTTTATCTCAGGCACTCGTCAAAAGCCTATCCGCCAGAAAAGTCTCGATCAGTGGGTCAAGCATTGTAACCCTGAAGATTTTTGTGACCAGAATATGCTTCGTGGATATAAGAGAAACGAAGCACTTGTAGACCTATCTAAGATTCCAGTAGATGTCTATAACACTATCCTTACTCAGTTCAATGAGCAGGAAGGAAAGAAGAAAGCAGATTTGTTAAATTACTTCATTAAGTTCAAACTGAAAAACTTAATGGAACATATTGGAGAATTCTAATGAATAATAATGTGTATGAAGTACTAGAGGTTGCCAACAAGTTTAAGACAAAGCAAGAAAGAGCTGATGTCCTAAAGGCCAATGATTCGTTTGCTCTGAAGAGTGTTCTTCAGTTGGCATTCCATCCTAATGTTGTGGCAGCATTGCCAGAAGGTGCTCCTCCCTTCAAGCGAATTGAGAAGCAGCAGGATGAATACCATAAAGGTTATATTCATGCTGAGGCTCGTAAGTTTGGTTACCTTGTTGACCAGCCAGGTCAGAATATGACCAAGATGAAAAGAGAGAACATCTTTATTACTATTATCGAATCTTTACCTGGTGCAGAAGCTGATATGCTTGTTGCTGCCAAGGATAAGAAACTTCATAAGCTGTATAAGGGAATCACAGCTGATGTCGCTAAGTTAGCATTCCCAGAAATCCTACCGGATGATGTTAAGTAAGAGGTTTTAGTTCCATGACGATTAAGAAGTATTCTCGTAATCAACGCTTTGATGACTATGAGGACCGCCCATCTAAACCAAAGCAGAAGGACCGTAGTGAGAAGCATATTCGGAATGCTTTGAGGACCACCGATTTGGATGCGCTAAAGAGGTTGTCGGCCGACGACATGGATGAAGACTTTTACGACTATGAATCAGACTATAGGCGATAGTTAATGATAGAACAATATGGTATACATATTCTATGGTTCCTAATGAGCTGTGCTTTTGGAACATGGATGTATTTCCAAGGCGCCATAAAAGGCACTACAGCTGGAGTTAATGCTGCTGTTATATTTTTTGTTATTCGTGGTAAGAAAAAAGAAGCAGAAAAATTTTTAGAATTTATTAATGAAGTCACAGGCAAAAACTTTAAGATTGATAAATAAACATATGCCTACATACACTTTTGAAAACACCAAGACAGGTGAAGTACATGAGGAGTTCATGTCTATCTCCAAGCTAGACGAGTACCTAGCTGCGAACCCTCTCCTAGAGATTATAATCACACAAGCTCCCCCAATCGGAGATCCACACCTCCTTGGCCGTAAAAAGCCTGATGCAGGATTCCGTGACGTCCTTAAAAATATTAAGTCTAAGCATAAAAGGAGTAACATCAACACATGGTAACAAAAGGTAGTACTCAATGCCAAACAAAGCTAAGAAGAAACTTAGATTAGCAGTTAACGGTAACCAACATCAGCAAGGAGTCAAGCTACATCAGATATATCCAATAACAAAAGCGCAGCAAAAAGTATTTGAGTCATTCTATAAATCTCACTTACTACTACACGGTATCGCAGGCACAGGAAAGACATTCGTCAGCCTCTACCTTGCTCTAAAAGAAGTACTAGAGCATAAAGCGTTCAAACGTATCGCCATAGTCCGCAGTTGTGTTCCTACAAGAGACATAGGCTTTATGCCAGGAACACTAGAAGAAAAGTTAAGCGTCTATGAACAACCATATAGAGAAATCATTAATTGTCTAACACAAAGAGTTGATGGATATGATATCCTCAAGGAAGCTGGTATTGTTGAGTTTATGTCTACATCGTTCATTAGGGGTCTTACATTAGACAATACAGTTATCCTTGTAGACGAAATCCAAAACATGACATTTGGTGAATTGGATTCAGTCATTACAAGAGTTGGTGACTATTCTAAGATCATCTTCTGTGGTGACTATAGACAAACTGACTTACAATCAACCAAAGACAAATCTGGTCTGAAGGACTTTATGAAGATCCTCAACACTGTTGCTGATGTTGACTATATTGAGTTTTTAGTGGATGATATAGTGAGATCAGGATTTGTTAAAAAATACATTATTGCTAAAACGGAACTAGGGTTTGGATAGGGTAGACTTTGAACTAAAAACCCATCTATATAATTTTCCAAAATTAGAAAAGATAGACGGTGAACCAAGATTGTATCTAACACCGGAGGGGGCTAAGCTCCCTTCGGTGACTTCCGTTACTGGGTTCACAACTAAAGAAGGCATCCAGCAATGGAGAGCTAAGGTTGGTGAAGAAACTGCTAATAGAATATCTAAGAAGGCTTCCGGAAGGGGTACAGTTGTCCATAATTTGGCTGAAAAATACATCTTAAAACATAGTGACTTTGAGCATTATAAGAACAAAGCAATGCCGGATGCTGTGGACTTATTCCATAAGTTAAGAAGGGCCATGAATGCTAACGTAACAGCTATTCATGCCCTAGAAAAGCCAATCTGGTCAAACTACCTAAAGGTAGCTGGGACAGTGGATTGTATAGGAATGTACCAAGGTAAGCTAGCTGTTATTGACTTCAAAACATCAGCCAAAACTAAGGAAGAGAGGTGGATCGAGCATTATTTTATGCAAACTTCAGCTTATGCCTGTGCTTGGTACGAGCTAACTAGAGAACCGATAAATACTTTAGTGGTTATTGTAGCAAATGATGTAGATTCTGAAGCACAAATATTTGAGAAGACTACATATCCATACTTAAACAAGTTTAACTTGGCTCGTGAACAATTCTACAATCATTACGGAATTTAGAGGTAGCTACTATGAGTTTTTACGGCGCAAAAATTTCTAACAAATACACAATCCACAAGAGAAGACTACAGGCCAATGGCGAGTTTCGCTTTGGTGGTCTTAACACACTGCTAGCATATAGAGTACCTGAAGCACCAGAAGGGCCAATAGAAGTCCCTGTTGAACAGTCTGACTCAGATCCAGCTGTTCTTGTACTACGCACAGGATCTAGTGAGTGTGTATCAGTTGCAGTTAAACCAAATGATGCCAACATAACCATCAATGCTCTTCAGCTTGTTGATTTTAATGGTGAACTAAAAGTAGAGCATAATAGGCATGCAGTATTGCTAGAAGGGTCAATGACACTTGCTAATGGTGAGGTTCATAATTCTGATTTAGAAATTCCAGTAGTCGTGGCTCAAGATTCTGAGCTTACCTTAACAGGCACTGGCAAGCTCCTAACATTCACATTATAATATTGGATTCTAGTAATGTTGTAGCAACAATGGAGAAACGGTAATGAGACTACAAATTGAAGGTGGAACAAAATTACACCACAAACATTGTAGACAATTTGCTCGATTCTTTTCTAATAGATTCTTTACAAAAGACTTGAACAAACAAATTAACATTAAGTTAAAGTTAGTAAAGAAACCAGTTATAAATTATGAAGACGATTGTGCTAATGTTGAATGGATGGACAATAACAGACAACCTCGAAAGTTTGTAATGAATATTTTTGTACCTCCAAAGGTATCGTTAAGGTATATCATTAGTGCACTTGCCCACGAAATGGTTCATGTTAAACAGTTTGTTAAGAATGAACTAATTGACCTTCCATCAACTGACTTCAATGTATCAGTATATAAGAATAAGAAGTATAACATTAATAAAGTTTCTTACTATGACCAACCTTGGGAGATTGAGGCTTATGGTCGAGAGCGTGGACTAACAAGGGAATACTTCGAAAAGGTCAAGTTAGCTAAAAAATTATTGAAGCGTCCTGTTGACTTTTAGTCTTAGGTGCTTTATACTTTACCCAACTTGATAAGTGTGATATCAAGGAAGTTGTTAATGTTAATTGATGAGGTTATTAAAATGCATAATTCTACTAAGACACGCGTTGTTGAAGTTCTTGAGTTAAAGAAGAACCGTAATGGTTTGACACTCTCTCAGCTTCAGAAGCAGGTTGGTACTGGTGCAGCTGCTCGCGTTAGCGAAGCTCGCTTTGCTGGTTTTCCAATTTACTCGAACCGTAAGACGTTCGCTAACGGTCGCACATCAACTGTTTACCGTCTCGGTAAGCCTTCCAAGCGCTTCACGCGCAATATGAAGGCCGGGCGTACTCAGATTGCTGTTCGCTCGCTCTACACCCGCGCTGCCTAATTCCCAATAGGCACTAGAGTATGGAAGGGGGCTGGATTCTCTAGCCCCCTTTCTTTTATGACAACAAGTTTACCATTGAACTATCCTTATGCTGAGCCCCACCCAGAAATCAAGTGGCATGTAAGGTTTATTAATTTAGCAACCCATATTGCTCAATGGTCTAAAGATCCATCAACTAAGGTTGGTGCTGTGATTGTTGATAGTCAACGTAGAGTGGTTTCTCTTGGTTACAATGGCTTACCTAGAGGAGTACATGATGACTATCATATACTAAATAATAAAGAACTAAAATTGCAAGTCGTTAAACACGCCGAAGAAAATGCTATCCTCAATTCTCTACTCCGTCCAGCTGGCTGCACAATATATGTTACTCATCATCCTTGCGCTTCTTGTGCTGGTAGTATTATTCAGTCTGGCATCACTCGTGTTGTGTTTCTTTCTGTTCCTGTGGATAATACATTCAATCAACGATGGCGACAATCAATTGAACTTGCGCAAACAATGTTTGAACAAGCAGGAGTAGAGGTACTAGAAGTATGATTGACTTAGATCAGAGGGTTACTGTTAATAACTTTCAAACAACGATTGAGAGTTGTGTTCACAAGAAGGGTATGGGTTATCTTGAGGCTATCATGTTCTATTGTGAACAGCATAATATTGAGATTGAAGCTGTTGCCTCTCTAATCAAAAAGTCGGAAGCTATCCGCACTAAGCTTGAAGCTGAGTGTGAAGACCAAAATATGATCCAGAAGCAACCAAAGTTACCCTTATGAAAATTACTTGTACCAATAAGCTGAACCCAAAGCTCCGTAAGCATGTTATTGCTCTTACACGTTTCACTGTTGACCATATCTTCACTAAGAGACAGAAAGATAAACTTCAATCTATTAGTATTAGGATTGATAAGTCCTTAAACAATACTACTGTTCATAACGTAGATGCTGTTCCGTTAGCATATATGGACGCTCACGTTGAAGACTATGGTGAAGCACCAGGTTGGGGTCCAAGAAACTTTGTTATTTGGATTAACCCCTTCTTCACGAAGAAGAACATTACAAGGTTTACTAAAGCCACATTTCTAGAAACTATTGTTCACGAGACTGTTCACATTAGACAGGCTCTTACTGGTCAGATGAAACAAGTATACCGAAATGGTAACATGATGATTAAGTTTCATAAGAGATACTATAAAATTGACTCAGCGGAGAAGTATTGGTTGTTCCCATGGGAAGTAGAGGCTAGAGGTTACGAGAAAGGTGTCCTTAATCTCTATTGTATCAAGAATCAATGCTATAGAGAGTTTCCTGACCACCCATTGAAGTAATGTACACGCTTGGTATCAACCTATCACATCATTCCTCTATAGCTCTACTCAAAGACAACGAAGTAGTTCTTTTTATATTAGAAGAAAGATTGAATAGAAAAAAATATTGTAAAACAATTCCATATGAATGTTTGAAGTTAGTTTCAGAAATAACTAATCAAATAGATTACTTAATAGTCACTTCTTGCTCGAAAGAAAATCTTCACGATATCGTTGAGTGTCTAAAATCTTCTAATGTCAAGGTAGTTAGATCTAATATTAATAATACCGATCATCACAAATTCCACGCCGCAGCTGGCTTTTATAT